AGAGCCGCCAGCAGTGCCAGCGTAATCATGATCCACTTCTGGGTGACCGGCGACATTTCGCTGAATCCCCGGAACAGCTTGGCAATCCCCTGGATCAACCACACGATGTGCGGGATGAGAGGAATGATGGCGTCCACGAGGGCATTCTGGATAATGACGCCCGCCTGCTTGACCTTCTGCGGGTTCGAGGACAGAGCGATGTTCAGCTCTTTCTGGTAGACCTCCATCGACTTGACGGCATCCGTCGCGCCTTCGAGAGCCTGCCGGTAATAGCTGAGTCCGTTGCCGTTTCGCTCTGCGATATCCGTGAGCATCTGAACGGCCTTGGGCATCTGGAAAATACCCGCGAGTGGCCGGGCCAGGTCCATCTTCGACTGCTGATCGAGCTTCGCGAACTGGTCCGCGATCTGCTCGATGCGCTCCGTGAAAGATGCCGTGCGCCACGAGGTGTCGTCGATCTGGAAACCGAGAGCCTTGAGCGCCTGCCCTGCCTTGTTATCCGCTGCCATCGTCTGAGCGATGACCGAGTTCAGGGCGACACCGGCCTTGGCTGCCGATCCGGAAGCCGGGACCAGGGTCGCGATCATTGCCGCGAGATGAGCCTGGTCGACACCGGCCTGCCGTGCCGTCGCCGCAGAGCGCTGGTACGCCTGCACAAGATCCCGCATCGAAGCGCCGGTCGCGTTTTCCGTGATGTTCAACTGCGCCAGCGTCATTCGCAGATCCTCGGCATTGAGCCGGTACTGCGCCTGAACTGCGATCAGAGCTTCGGTGGCCTCTGCGGATTCCATCTGACCGAGGACCATCGCCTCCGTCGTCAGACGGGTCATCTTCGCCAGCTCGGAACCTTGCGCGCCGACAGCCGCCCACGACGCGCCGATCTCCGCGACCTCGGCCTGCTGAATACCCATCAGGTCCGAGAGCTGCCGGAAATACCGGCCGAGCTTGTCGACATCTTCTGCCGCGCCGTCGTACACCTTGCGGAGACGGGTCATCGCCGTCTCGATGTCCATCGCCCATTTGAACGCGAACGCTCCGGCCGCGACCGTGGGAGCGGTGAACATGAACGAGAGCTGTCGGCCGGTCCACTGTGCCTGCGATCCGGCCTTGCGAATATTCGTCGACGCCGCGCCGAGTCGCTGATTGAACGCATCCCAGCTCGCGTAGCTGTTCCGCAATTCACGGTTCGTGGTGCCGAGAGAACCGTTGAGGGTCCGCGATGCCGAGTCATAGGTGCGAGAATTGTTCGCGGCATCGCTGGTCGCGGCTCCGAGCGCCTTCATGCTGTTCGCGCCCTCGCGCCCGGCGTAGCGCAGATTCTCCGACGCGACCCGGGTGGTGCCGCCCATGTCGTACCAGAGGCGTTCGACACCACGACCGGCCGACGTGAGCTGACGCATGTTGCCCGCTGCGGCCCCTGCTGCCGCTCCTGCGCGACCGAAACCGCCTGCGGCACCTCCGGCACCCGCTGCGGCTCCTGCTGCGCCTGCGGCCCCTGCAGCCGCGCTTGCGGCTGCTGCAAAGCCACCGAGACCGGAGGCTGCTGCTGTAGCTGCCGCAGAGACGCCGAACAGCGCCCGCGAGAGGTTGGTCGCGGCGAGCGTGGCGGCACTCATGGCCTCCGCTGCCTTGGCTGCCGCCGTACCGAGATTGGTCAGGGAGGTGGACGTTCGCCCGTCGCGCATGGACGAGAGGGCGCGGGCCAGTAGCGCTCCGTCGGCCGCTGCCTTGCTCATCGCCGCTGCGAGGATGTTGACGATGGAAACCATGCCGACGAGCTCTGTCGACGCGCTGACCGTTGCAGTCTGCAACGCCTCCATAGCCACGCTGATGCGCGAGATCGCCGCGAACGCATCGGCCGACCGAACTGCGATCCGGATATTGGCCGCTGCCTCTGCTGGTGATGCCACTGATCGACTCTTCCGTATGGCTCTTAGGAACCTTCACAACGGGGGACTGTGCTCATCGTACGCGAAAGGCGCTGAGCCTATGAAGCTCAGCGCCTTTCGTCTAGTAGCCGTCGTTGAATCGTCCGGCTAATTTCGGACCCCTGATGTTTGCGGGAGCCGCTGGTTTTTTACCTCCGAGCGTTCCGCCTCCACCTCTGCCTTTCCCCTTGTTCATCCTGTCGTGTTCGGCCTTATCGTGCTTGGCCTTCTCCGAGATAATGATGAGCCAATAGTCCAGCAGTTCGGGATCCTGGTCGTAGAGACCTCCTGCCACCGGGAGCACCCACTTCATTGTCTCGCACAATGCGTACTGCCGGATGGCAGGGTGGGCATTCTCAACGGAGTCTCCTCGAACAAATGCCCTTACCTGTTCGAGGAATTCGCTTTTTCCTCTTCGGCGTCTTCGAGTTCCTTGACCAGATCAATGAGCCGGTCGCGTTCCTCGCGGGCATCCTTGAGAGACATCTCGTTCCGGATCCACTTGTTCACCTTGCGGATCCGCTTGTCGAGTTCGTCGATCCACTCGGGGTCGGCATTCTTGTACCAGAGGTCGAACTGGGTGTCGTTGTAATTCGTCGGCGAGTTACCCCGCCAGAGATTCCACCCGCAGACCGCGTTACGAATCAATGCCGCACGGTCACGAGCCGGGTCGACCTTCATTCGAGCATCGCCGGAACCACGGTGCACCAGAACGGGGTCCGAGACCTCCTTCTGGTACTTCGACCGCTCGCCCTCGTTCATCTTTTTGTAGAGAATGAACTGGCGCTCGCCCTCGGGAATATCCTCCTGGTCCGGGAAGTACCACTTGTAGGTAACGTCCTCGGTGCCCCAGTAGGACCGGCGAACCTTGGTCACGGTCTGTACGCCGTGCTGCTGTGCCTCGTGATCGGCGCGCTGCTGTGCCTCATCACCGAATCCCATCGGGTCCGGCTTGAAATCATCCTGGACGGCCGGAGGGGATGCGACGGGTGCTGCGGTGTCGAATGTTTCACTCATTGCCTTGGTCCTTTCGTGACCTTTTGCGGCTGGATACGGGTGGCCCCGAGCCGGTGTGACGAGACCTGAGTTGGTCCGGCTCGGGGCCTTTTCGCTACACGGGGGGTTGTAGCGAAGCTTACGCGATAGCTGCCTGATCGTTGACCACAACTGCGGTCATGACCGGAACAGCCGGATCGGGTCGAACTGCGGTCATCTCCACGTCGTTTTCGAGCGCGTCGTCACCGGAAGGCTCGAAGGCGAACGGGGAGAAGATCACCCGGGGGAGCGTGATCTTGAGAGAGAACTTCGTACCGACTGCGCCGGGGATGTCCTCATACGCCGCGATGTTGATGACGAGAGGCTTTTTCGTCGTCAGGCCGCCGATCTGAGTGGCCGTCGGAGTACCGAAAAGAGCCTGCCGCATCTGGGCGCTGCTGTTGTGCCGCAGCGTCATCGAGGCAGTGACCTCACGACGCTTGGCCGTCAGGTCTCCCAGGAAAAACGATCCGAGTCGGAAGTCGTCGTCCTCGAAGTTGTTGTTGATGTCGAGGGAGAACGACTTCGCCGGTACCGCCACCCCATCGTATTCGAGGGTGATGTTGGTGCCGACCACCATCGAGGTCTTGTCCGTCAGGGTCTCGCCCGGGATATCCGGAACACCGGCCGTAGCCAGGCGTCCGATCATTCCGGCCGTCGCCATCAGGTACCCATTGGCCTCAGCTTCGAGGTGGAGGGTATTGACCACCACGTCGGTGTAGAGGAACCGTTCCAGGGCGTCCGAGATTTCCTCGTAGACCGTGAGGAACGGAACCTGTCCATCGGACGGGGTGATGGTGTGCGTATGCGCGGAACCGGTCGCTGCCGACGACGCGACACCGAGAGCCGCGCGAAGGAACAATGCGATGGACCGGAACCGGACATACATTTCGTAGTCACCGGCAAACGAGACGGCACCGAGGTACGCATCCGATGTGTCTCGACCGCCACCGATTTCCGCGTCCGGGGTCAGCAACTCGCGATTACCGGCAAGAGCACCGGACCGCAGTCGGACGGACACGCCGGTTGTGGCGAGATCCGCTCGCGCTACGCCGGGAGCCGTCTGAGTGCCGAGAATTACCTGACCGGACTGGCTATTGAAACCCATGCTTATTCACCCTCTCCGGTGCCGCTGTCGGTCGTACCCTCGGCCGGTGCCGGAGGCACGTCGGTCAACTCGGGGGTGACGATGGTGGTATCCGGCGTAGCAGTATCGGCCGGAGCCGGTTCCGGCGCGGGAGCCGCGTCGGGAGCCGGAGCAGTGTCATCCGGAGTCGGGGCCGGAGTAGGGGCCTCGGCCGGAGCTTCATCCGTAGCCGGGGCAGGCTCCGAATCCGTCTGCGTAGGCGTCTCGTTCGTCGGGGGAGGCGTGGTCGGATCCTCGACGACCGGGATACCCGGCACGGTGACTTCCGGAGCGCCACGGGGAGGCTCGGGTGCGGGCTGCGGTTCCAGAGGCTCCGCTTCGCCGCCCTCGGACGTGACCGGCAGGACACCTCGTGCCTGGTCCAGCATGGCCCGCAGTCGAACGTTCTCCTCGCGAAGACGCTCTGCGGTCTGGACGTTGGCGCGAAGGGCCTCCTGGCGCAGACGCTCAGCGTTCACCTTGTCGATCTGGCGCTGCAGCTCCGAATTCTCGGCACGCATGGCATCCAGCTCAGCGTCGGTGATTTCATTGTCGTCCCACGCGGTATTGAAAACGCTTCCCCCGGTGGGGTCGGGTGCACTCATTGTGATTCCCTCTCCTAGCTCAACTGGGTCTCGAACCAGAATTCCAATGTCGAGAGGTAAATGAACCCGCCTCTTGGATTCTGATTATTCATGAACTGCTGTCCCGCGATGCCGTGTCGTGTCAGCGTTTCCGTGGTTAGTCCATTGTCGAGTGAGACCTTGGTTTCCGGCAAGGCTAGCCGGATGTTCGGATCACGGTAAAGGGTATGGCGCACACGAGCACTCAGCACAGAGTGCCGTGCGATACCACGCACCTCTTCCATGTCACGAATCATCGCCTGAACCGCAATCGTGTACCGCTGGATTGTCGGCTGCGGAGCCGTGTACCGGCTCAGCTCATGCGAATCGTCGTCAGGATCCCAGTCAATCGGCACCACCGAAATAGCTTCACTCTCATCAGTGGTCCGCAATGGACGGTTGTGAATCACCACGTCCGGGTCAATCACGCCAAGCCCGATCCGCAGAATATTGCAAACGTTCTGCGGAAAGACCAGGGTGTCGGAAGGAATTGCCACTAGCGCATCCCCTTCCCGGATACCACCCACGCTTGGAGTGAGGTAAGCATATGGGCCACATCGTTTTCCCACTCAAGGCCGACCACCGGGCGCGGCTCGTGAGTGTTGATCGCTCCCACTGCCTGCTGATTGCGGTAGAAGAGATCCGGCCTATCCCAGTTTCCGGGGAAATTGAGGGTCTGGCCGATTCCGATAGTTCCCAACACCGGTCGCGCGTTCACTACGGAATCGCGGAGGTGGCCGGTGCGCTCGTTGATTTTCTTACTTCCGTACCCCATCGAATCTTTGATCTCAAGGGTGGATTGCTTGAGGGGAGTCCACGTGCCACCGACAGCTTCGTCACCCTGTTTGTTGAACCGATCCCGAGCGCGTCGAGCTAGACGCGGATGGACAACGGTCGCAAGGAACGTGTGAATGCCTGCCGGAGAGGTTGCCGTAAGCATCCTCTTGAGCAGTCGGTCCACACGAGGTGCCGAATACGTGATCGGCATCAGTACCCCCTACCGTTTTCAGCCCGGCGAAGGAACGGGTCGTCTTCGTAAAAAGCGTCCACGAGTGAACGACTTTCCTTGTTGAAAATCATTGGACCCGTACGGCGATCATCAATGAGGGAAGGCAGAAGCTCCGCTCCCGGAATTTCCACCTTCCCATCACCGATTTGCTTGAGCGCCGCTTCCGCCTGACGGATATGGTAATTGCCATACGCCTGCAGCGAATTGTCTTCGTGACCAATCGCCGCGTCGATGACAACGCGACCGATCACCAGGTACCGATTAATCTTGTTCAGCATCAAGAGAATCGGCCGATGATTCGGATCCTCGGGGTTGAGGCGCAAGGGGAGCTTGTACCTCAACCCGATCACCGCGTCCATATCGTTCGCCGCCTGCTGAACAACGCCCTCTAGATCGACCCACGAGGGCAACGGCATATCACCGAAGCTCACCTCTGAGCTGGTCATATAGGGCTTGTTCGCGGGCATTGATTACTCCGAAGGGGTCGTCGGTGCGGGAGCCGGAGCCGGGGTCGGTGCCGGAGCCGATTCCGTCGTCGAGGATTCGGTGCTCGTCGAGTCCGTCGGCTTGGGCGCGGGGGGTTCGTCCGTCGAGGAATTGTCCTCTGCGGGCTTGTCTCCCATGCGCTTTACGCCTTCGAGACGTTCGCCGGTCTCCGGATCCTTTTCGTAGTCCGCCACGCCGTAGACCGAGACAACGGAGGTGAGGTCGCGCTGGTCCTGAATCGCGTCCTCGTAATACTTCCGCTTGTCGTCGTCCTCCGGAATGATCGGCTTGCCGATGACATCCGCCGAATTGACGTACTCCTGACCCGCACCCACGTACGGATCCTCGTCATCCTTGGCGAGTGGCATATTGAAGAACTCGGCGTCCTTTTCCTCTGCCATTTCTCTACCTCTGCTTCCGTGCGACGGGAACCCGACGAACGGCCGGGGTGAGACGGGAACTACGCCCGCCAGCACCTACGACCCGAGCGCCCGGAATCCGATTGGGGATCGGGGTCCGGCCATTCTGGACCGGACCGGAACGCTTGACGACAGTGCCATCACTGTTGCGTGCCATTGGAATTCACTCCTTACGGGGTGCCAGTGCCAACGAGGTCCACGTCCCACGTAAAGGTGGTTTCCATCACGGGGAAAACGGGGAACATCTTGATGCCGGTACCGATTTCATGTCCCCACGGATCGGTGGATTCCTGCTCCCACGTATAGAAGCCGGGAGTGAAATTGCCCATCGGGTGCGGGGAGGTCAACATCCGGCCGAATCCCAGCTCCGTGTTGTTGTACTCCTGCACCTGTGCCAGGTTCGGGAGGAAAATCACACGGTTCTCGGGGACGAAGCGCGTCTGCGTGAACGTCGGCTGACCGAGCACCTTCTGACGGTACAGACCCTCGTAAGGGATGAAGGTGATTCCGGTCTCGCGCTGCACCGCGTCGATTGCCGCCTGAACACCGAATCCCGGAGCGAGATACGGGATGTCGCTCGCGTCGATTCCCTGACTGGGCAGGAACCCGGTCAACGGAATGAACTTCGAGGACTTGTAGAGGGTATTCAGGAACTTGCGCGAGCAGATGGCCCGGTCGATTTCCACGCCGTAACGGTCCATCATGATTTGCTTGTCGTGCAGCAGATCATTGATCGGATCGTGGCCGGTGCCACCGTACGGACCCGACTGCGGGGCAAGAGCCTGCTGATCGGCCGGACGCTGGTAGTCCGCGATGAAGGAAACCTCACCGTCGTCGTAGACGATCTTTCCGGTGGAAAGGGCCGACATGATGAGCCATTCCGCACGGTTGTAGAGACGACGGGTGCGCTCTGCAGTTTCCCGCGCCACGCGACCGGCGAAACCGTCCACGATAGAGCGAACGTAGAACGCGAATGCGCCGGAGTCCCGGGTGCGCTCGAACTGTTCGAGGAATCCTCGGTACTGCATCACGTCGGACGAGGTGTAGTGGTTTTTGAGTGCCCAGTCGAGCAAGGACGCACGGCCCTGACCCGGAGCGAACTCATCGACCTGCCACAGCTTCGATTCCGCGTCCTCAGCACGCGCCGGGGCAAGCCCCGTACCCGCGCCCTTCGCGTAATCGAAAACCACGTCGTCGGTAGGCACGTCCATAAAGGGCGCGATCTGCAAACCGATCTGCTGCTCCGGGGGTTCCAGAGCGCGAATCATGCCGACGTTGGTCTCTTCGGCAATGATTCGATCCTGCGGAAGAGGCAGGGCAAATTCCATCGTCTCCGGTCGCCCGGGAGACTGTGGAATGTACCGGAGGCCGGTCGCGGGTCGGGCAGTCGGATTGATAAGTCCCGCTGCGGACCCCGCCAGGTTTACTGCGGTGCTCATGCTGTACTCCTAGTGGTAGAGGAACGACGTTGCGCCGGTCCGCTGCATTGCGGTGGCCGTCGCGTCGGTCAGCGGGATACGGGCACCGGCAGCGTTACGCTCGAATACCCAGCCCTTGACGACCGAGGCTTCGTAGACGATGCCGATATTCACGTCGCGAACGTTCGCGCGCCACGGTACGAAAGTATCCGTGATGCCAACGATATTCGCGGTGTCACCACGTCCATCGGTTGCGCCCGCCTGGAATGGTCCCACGCCACCGGCATGAGGTCCGGAGGTAATCTTCGCGACCACCTCTCCACGCTGCAGAACTCGACGGCCGGTGAAACCGTTGATGGTCTCCGTGGGGACCGACAGGTGACGCAGAGTGGCACTCCGCGTCTTTACGTCCTGGGTCGACCGGAGAAACTGATTCGGCCCGAAGCTGTCAGAATCGGGGCCTGGTCCCTTCTCGAACATTAGTCAGCACCTTCCGTAGTTAGGATGCGAGGAACGCAGACAGATTGAACTCCGGCTCTCCGGCCTTGACCTGAGCGAATTCCTTGGTCTGCTCGATCTTCTGGGGTGTAACACCCGCGCGAGCAAGCTGACGGATGACGCCCTTCTGGACCGCGAAATTGACCTCGGCCGGAGGATTGTCACCACCCTGGTTGCCGGGAGCTGCCGGAGTACCGGTCGATCCGCCACCGCCATGATTGTCGAAGAGCGGATTGGGGGCTGCAGCCGCAAAGGTCGCAGTCCACGTTTCGTACTGCTCGGGGGAGAGACCCTGGGCAAACGAAACCATTCCGTCGATCTGGGACGCGACAATCTTGTTGTCCTCTGCCAGCTTTTTGACGAAATTCTCGCGCTCGGTCTTGAGCGCATTTTCCTGGAACGCCGCCAGCTCTACGTTCCGGTTCTCGATTTCGGTGATGTACGCCTGGACCGCAGCGAAATCGTGCGTGGACTGACCACCGATAGAGAACGTATACGGGGGCGGTGTCGGCGCCGGGGGAACCGGGGGCGTAGCAGGGTTCGCCGGGTTGTTTTCTACCTGCATTGTCTTCCCTTCCATCATGACGGAGAAATTGCCGGGATTGGGCTGAGCAAAATTCAGCGCCTCGACCGCTGACATATCGACATATGCAAGTCCACGGAGGACCGGCTCGTAGCGTTGACCACGATTGTCGACATGCGCTCCGATCTCGGCGCTGCGATTCCGGAACAGCCCGGAGTTGACTTTCGTCTGGACATCCTCGGGATACACGTCCCACGATCCGAGCAGATATTCGTACGTCTGCCCGTCGATTTTGTTCTTCCGAGGCTCTGAACGGACCGACGTGAAATAACCCACGAGGTTGTCCATGATGTCAGAACTCTGTCCGGGGTGACCCTTGCGAACCGGGCAGTCGGGAAGAATTCCCGTCTGACGAAGGTAGGCAAAATTCCGGACCATCGCCTTCACGTCCTCGTCGTCGAATTCACATTGACGACCGTACATGTCGATGAAATTACCGGACCGGAAGATAGGCATGTTCTCCACTCGGAGCACCTTCTGCTCGGTCCCGTCGGCACCCGGAGCGCTCGCAAAGTACATCTTTGTGAGACCTTCTACCGGGGCCAGGGGAGCGCGCGTGAAGAACAGGCTCGACGAGGGAGCCTGCAATCCGGAAGGCATCTGAATCTTCATGGTCGCACCATCCTATTTTTCGTCTGCTGTTGCGGGCAAGGCTACGAACTCATCATCGAGAAGCTGATCGGGAATCGCTGTGGATGGGGGAAGAATCTTCGACCCACGTGGAGTGAGATAGATTCTCGTGACTCGACCGCAATGCGTGCACCAGAGGGAATGCTCACCGCCCTTGTGCAGGGTGTTGGTAATGACGCGACCATTTTTCCGAGCCTTGATATGTAGGTAACCCCGACCGTCGGA